AATGAGTACCTGGTAAAAGACGGGGATAAGACCTATACCAAATCCGAACTCAAACGCATCCGCACAAACGCAAAGAAGATTCTTCGCAAGGATGCACCTGCCCGTCAGAAATGGATACAGGAACGCACCCAAGCAGATCAGCAAGCCACGCAAACCTTTGAGTTCCTTGGGGAGCCGGAGAGCGATGACTATAAGTTATTCATGCAAGTAAAGCAGTCACCGCTTTACAAGCCAATGGTTGAATACTTGCCCAACTCAAACTTTGCCCTTGGCCTCATGGTTGAAGGTATGAGAGCGGTGCAGGCAAGACAGAATAATGCATCTAAACCTAAACCAAAACCACAAGCTCCCGTAGCGAGTGCAGAGGCAGGAACTAGTAAGCCAAAGACACCGCAAGCAAAGAAAGCGAAGTCTCTGCAAGCGGCGAAGGCAAAGTACGAAAAAACAGGATCGATGGCGGATTATCAGAATTATTTAAAACTTAAAAACCAATCTTAAAAAAAACAGGAGGAATCCAATTATGGCTAAAGCCGCATCATACTCAACAAGTACAAATCGTGAGGATATCAGTGATATTATCACCACACTAGAACCCGAATCTACGCCATTCATTTCAATGGCCAAAAAAGCAACTGCATCCGGTACTTTCTTTGAAGTCAGCGTCGATGATCTTTCGACTCCCGAATTTGGTGGAGTTAATGAAGGAGAAGATGTCACAAGCTTTGACAATAAATCCGCAAACCGCGCTCGCATCGGTAACTACATTCAGAAGTTCCGCCGCACCTACGCTGTTTCCGATATCCAAGAAATCGTAGACACCGCTGGTGTAGCATCAGAGTTCGCAAACGCTGAAAGTAAGGCCGTTCGTGAAATCAAGCGCGACATGGAAAGTGCAATGTGTTCAGCCCAGGATCGTCAAGCCGACTCCGGAGCAGGCGCACCGTACAAAACTCGCGGTATGTTTAAATGGCTTGGACTAGGTGGTCAACCATCTGATGTTCCTGCTTTTGCACAGAATGTCGCAAATGACACAACTCCAACTCAAACCGAAACTACCTTTAATAGCGTTCTTCAAGAACTTTATGAAGCTAACGGTATGCCCGGTGGACAGTTGACTCTTATTGCAGGACCACAACTCAAGAAAGAGATCAGTGACTTCTCACGCCAACTTCCGGCAACTAACGGTACATTCCAGGTTACCCAACCCGCTGAATCCAAAAAGATCACTCTTTCTGTTTCAGTTTACGAGGGAGATTTCGGTTTGGTAAATATAGTGCCTAGCGTGTTTCTAAACAGGACCTCCGGGAGTTCCACAATTGATGGAGACGCTGGTTTACTTATCGACCCTGAGTATGTAGCAGTTCACACCTTGAAAGCTGAGTCCAACTCCGAGCTTGAAAACCAAGGCGGTGGAAGACGCGGTTTTTGTGATGTTATTGCTGGCCTCGCCTGCCATAGCCCAAAAGCACACGCTTACTTTAATTAATAATCCTTAAAATCTAGGAGAAAATAAGACATGGCAGAATTATCTAATAATGAAGCAGGGCGCGGTTTTACTCATGTATATACCGCTACCTACGAAGACCTTCAAGCAATCGGCAATGGTGGCCAAGCTACCATCGCTACCATCCCTGCGGGTGGTGCAGTCGAGTGTGTAGGGGTTTATGAATCCGAAGCCATTGCCGGCACAACAAGTCTCGTCATTGATATCGGAACCACTGCGGGTGACCCCGATGAGTTTATCGATGCTCTTGATGTGGATGCAATGACTGCTCCCGTATTCAATACCGGAGATGCTTTCACAGGCGCTCAGTCACAACCTGTTGGTGGAACAAATAGTGCAGTATCCGTACTTCTTGAAGTCACAGATGCCGCTATCGCATCAGCCACAGCAGGCAAGATCGTTGTCGGTTTACGCATCGTAGATCTCGGTCAATTCGGTTGATTTAACTCGTTCGTTCATAACTTAGTGGGGGGTACTGCGTAGCGGTCCCCCCACGAACGAACAGACTACAAACAACTACAAATGTCAGAACTACTTATACCAAAATGGAAAAACGGAAATGGATCTCAGTTCATGAAGAACTTGGATCGTTATTTGCGTTATGAAGTAGATTTAGAGAAACATGAAGCTTCCATGCGTGAGCAAATGGCACGCAAGGAAAACAAAGAGATGGGCGTGGCTAAGTCAGAAGGACTTGGTCAATTAAAAGCCACAATCCCCGCAAGGGAATATTTTCGCTGGCACCAATCACATCGTGGGTGCTGGGGGGACAAGCAATTTATAAGAGAATTTATGAGGGATAATCCATCCTTCCGCGCACAGACCGCCACATGAGGACTATCCCGGTCAATACGATGCTTACCAACCTCACCTATTTGGTAGGGGTTGACTCGTTTGTGACCGCAGAGACAAACGCCGCAGTGCGTAGCTTTAACCGCTTTGGGCGGTTGGCATGGGAACGGGCGAGATGGCCCGATATGGTACGCTTTGAGCAGAAGATACCCGATATCCAAGTACGAAATGTACGCATTGGGACAGGCGGATCAGGTTACACAAGCGCACCGACAATAGTTTTTGCAGGCGGGGGAGGCACAGGTGCCGCCGCTACTGCCACTATTAATGCGGACGGTGAAGTTAATGGTGCCGCTGTTACTAATTCGGGGACAGGGTACACCTCCCCACCCACGATATCATTTACGGGCGGAGCAGGAAGTGGGGCTGTAGCCACAGCTACCACCATTGCTACCCTAGATTATGGATCTACAATTGGAGAGGTCTTACGCATTACAGAGAATGACCCTTATGAGACGGGTAACACACGGGACTTAGCCTACCGCGTTGAATACGCCGGGACAGGCAATGGAAAGCTTGTGCTGGTAGACCGCTCAAGCACAGCACCTGTCTATGTCCTCTATCGCGCTCCCTTTGCGGACTACAGCGCAGGGGATGACTTCCCTTACATTTTCTCAGAGTATGCCACACTAGGTGCTTACTCCGACCACCTGGCCACCGATGGTCAGTTTGATAAAAGCGGGGCCATACAAGCCCAGGCAGAAGCAGTATTACTTAGCGAGTTGGACAAGCTTGAACGCGCTCAAGGACAATCACAACACACGGAATTTATAACTTACGGAACAACATCCCAAATAGGAATATAAGATATGGCAAACGAATATAGAGGTTTAGGACTTAACGGTGGGGAGTACATCAACGATACTGCCGCTCACACGGGAGACTTTTTTTGCATCGTGGCAACAGAGGATACCGTCTTGGCAAGCTTGACAAGTAACATCGATAACATCGCAGATATTTGCACCGGTCAGGATGCAACCACATTATCCGCTAATACCGCAATCTATGGCAGAATAACCGGGGTCACGCTTACGAGTGGTGCGGTTATCGCCTACAAGATGTAAGATGATTACACTTGATTTAAATGTAGGTGCGCCTCGCCCATTAACGAGTAGTGGAGTACCTAGCGGACCCGATGGCGTTATTCAATCCGAGGCGGCAGATTTTCTGCAAGTGGAAGCGGGACAATTTTTAGCATTCGATTAAGAGGAAATAAATTATGGCCAATAAACGAATTTCAGCACTAGACGACATTACTGTGGTTGGTGGTACATCGACCGCAGAGGTAAATGCAAGCGACATTTTACCGATCACCGATGTATCTGACACTACGGGATCAATAAATGGAACCACCAAAAAAGTAACGGTAGCAAACTTAGTAGCCGCCGCTCCGCAGGGTGACTTACTAGCATCGAATAACCTAAGTGATCTTGGCAGTAACGCAACCGCTCGGACGAATCTTGGTTTAGGCACAGCCGCCACTTCAGCGAGTACAGACTTTAGTTCTGCTTTTTTTAGTACAGTATCCGAGACAACAACATCGCGCACACTTAGTGATAGCGATAATGGAAAAGTAATAATATGCACTAGCTCTAGCGATGTAACGATTACCATACCTAACACACTGACTGCTGGTTTTGGGTGTACAGTAATTCAATCAGGAACGGGACAAGTGACAATAGCGGCAGGAGCAGGTTCAACATTATCGAGCTACGCTGGAACATCGACTAAAGGACGATATGCAACTCTACAGATAATTCCTATTGGAACTAATGCATACATCGTTGACGGTGAAGGCTTGTTTCCACCAGGTGCTTTTGAGAGTAACATCTATGCTGTATCGCTAGATGGTACTGATGACTACGCTAGAACATCACATACATTTGAATCATTACTCCAAGGCGATTTTAGTATATCCCTTTGGTGTAAGCTGGCAAATGAAACAGGTACTCAGTTTTTGATAGGAACTTCAAATTCTCCGGGTAGTAATCGCTTACAAATTTGGCACGATGGAACAAAGATAAATACCTTTTTGTCTGCTGGAGGGACAACAAGTGCGACAATAAATTCTACCGCAACCCCCACCTACACAAATTGGTTTCATATGGTTGTAACCTACTCTCAAAACGGAACAAGCGTAGACAATGCTATCTATGTTAATGAGGGGGGATCAGTTTACTCCAACACAGGTAGTAAAGCTACTATGTCGTTATCAAATTATTCAAATACAGCCCAGCTTGGTATTGGTGCAAAAGTTACAATCACTTCTCCTAGTCTTTATTCTGAAGGTACTTTTGATGAAGTAGCTTTCTTTGATTACAAATTAACATCATCACAGGTTTCAAACATTTACAAGGGCGAGACTGACGGTGGATCAGGGGGGACTAGTGGCGTTCCAGGTAGTTTAACATCATTTAATCCAAAGCATTGGTGGCGAATGGGAGATAACGATTCAGCAACAGGTGGAGGTACGCCTACAAGTGTTACTGATAAAGGCGGGGCTGTTACGACCTACGACCTGTCTTTCCCTAATGGAGCTACTACTTACGACCTTAGTACCGCTCCCGACTCAATTTATGTAGCACCATAATCGATATGAGAAAATATGTAATTATAGACTCCTCCGAAGTTTCATCTGTAGATTTTAGCGAAGTGTTTGAGGCATCTGCTGACACACTTCGTTACTCACTAGACGGCACTAAAACATTCGTTAAGTACGAAGGCACTCAACCCTCCTTTTTAAGCGGCAAGACGGAGTACACCCACTCCGAAATACTTGCGATCCTAGCGGGTGACGAGTGGACGAGCGATGAGATTAACTAATGGCTCCGAACATTAGCGAGGATACGAATGTAAAGACACCGCTGGCGTTTTTACTGAAGGTCTTTGGCGGGACCATCTTCGTGGTGTACTCAGCGATGTTGATCTATGCTCGATTAAACACCCTGGAGATGGAGATCCTACGCCTCAAGCACGAGGTGGAAATGAACAGCGAATTTCGTATTAAATGGCCACGAGGAGAGCTTGGTGCATTGCCGGATGATGCAGAGCAGAATATGCGTCTTCTATTCTTGGAGAAGCAAACCGCCAAGCACGAAGAACTCATGGACGAAATCCGTTACGGAACAGTTCGGTGAAATGGGCGAAATACTTCTTATGTTACTTACCGGGGGCGGCTCTACGGCTATGGGTGCAATGCTCAAGGGTGGGTTCGGAATGCTATTTGAGGCTCGCCGTCAAAAGCACGAACTTGAAGTTGCCCGCGAAAGCCGAGCAAATGAAAACTTTCTTAAACTCCAAGCTGAGTTATCTAAAGGAGGTAATAACGAGTTCCGGGATTTTTCTCGTCGAATTATTGCTTTTATTGGCATTGGTACTCTCTGTCTCTGCATCCTGCTCTGTACCTTATTCCCACAAGCAGAGTTCTTATCCATCACCAACGCACATGGCGAAGGCAGGACAGAACTGCTGTTCGGTATCGTCTCCTGGCCTGCAAGCCAAGACCCCATCACGCTCAGTAGCGGACACCTTGCATACATGGGGCAAACGGCCCTTATGGGAATCCTCGGTTTTTATTTCGGGCCATCGCCTCACAGACGATAAATGAGTATGATCGACCGCGTATCCATGACAGGAATGGGAGGCACATTAGCCACTTTTGGCTTTGCCACCCTGGACTCTTTATTCGGGTGCATCGCAGGAGCCATCACCATCGTCTACATGACGATCAAAGTTTACCAGGAAATTAAGAAGAAGAAGTAATGCCACGCTATCAACCACTAGGCCGCATGGATGACCAAATCCTCACAGACGGGGATCGTGGTTTTCGCGGTATTGATTCCTACCTGGAGCCTACAACGCTGGAGGGTGGTACGGTGGAGGCATCTGAGAATATGCGCTTGGATGGGGATCTCGCATCGGTACGCAAAGGTGTGGAGTTTAAAGCAGGAGCGGTAACCCTTACCTATGCCGGAGATGAGCAAGTATTTGCATCCACCTTATTTAGCGACCCTGCGACAGGAGTCGAGTTTATCGCAGTCGCGACCAAGAACAAAGTAATACTTTGGAACGATCAGAATAACACAGGTATAGATATTGCTTACCCTGGTGGTGAGGTAGTGGCGAGTGGAGACAACGCAAGCTTTGTGCAGGCGATGGAAAAACTTATTTTGTTTCGTGGCACAGGG